CACTATGAAGACTTAGGTAAAAAAATAAATATACAAATAGATTACAATGATTGGGATGAAGAAGAAACTGAATGGGTAACAGTTGATGCGGATAGTTGATGCACCCGGTAAAGCAAACACTGGACGGCCACTCAAACCATTCGGCATAGTCGTCCACCACACAGCCTCAAACCGCAACGCCAACCCCGACAACGTGGTAGCGATGTGTGTGCGAGGTGTCAACAAGGTGCCCGGACCTCTATACAACTACCTCATCAAACGTGACGGCACCATCATGCAGCTCACCGCTGAAAACGTGAAAGCCAACCACGCTGGTCGAGGCATGGGTGACGTGCTTGCACGCATGAAAGCAGATCGCCCCATTAAAGGTAACGCTACGGCTGCGGGGAAAGTCACAGCGAACGGCTCACTTATCGGTGTGTCGTTCATTAATGACGGCTTGGGGGAAGACATTCCGCAGGAACAGATGGATGCAGCGGTAACGTTGTGCGCTTACCTGTGTTTAACAAACGGGTTCAGTCCTTTCACTCGCGTGATAGGACATAAAGAATGGTCGTCACGTAAGGTGGACCCGTCGTTTGATATGTCAGAGTTTCGTGCAATGGTCGCCCATGAAGCGAACATAGCGAAACCAGAGATCAAGTTACCGAAAGAACCCGAAGATGGTTTGGTGCCGTTCCCAGGTGTTCTGAAGAAGGGCTCACGGTCTGCTGCTGTGAAGTTTGTTCAGGAACGCATAGGTGCGACCCCAGATGGTATTTTTGGGAGGAACACGAAAGCAAAACTTATGAGATGGCAGCGAGCTAAAGGGCTTGTTGCTGACGGAATCGTTGGGCCTCGTACATGGTCAGCGATGCAACTGCAAAGGAATGACATTGTTCAACCAGCGTTTTATTAAAGATTCACTCGAACGTGGAGTATCTACGTTCGCACAAGCATGGGCCGCAGCTATGGCTATTCCTGGCCCCGACTGGGTTGATGCTCTGAAGGTCGCAGGTGTCGCTGCGCTTATCTGCATGGCGAAGGCTGTGGCGGCTACTCGCGTGGGGGATTCAGAATCGGCTTCTCTTAGCAACTAGAAATGAGGCTGTACGGTGACGCAGTATCGTCAAACGGGGGTTCAATATAGCGAATCTGGGGTGGCGTATGGCGCTCCGCTTGTCGTTACCCCTGCGACGATTGCTGCCACCGCAACAGTCTTAGACGAAGTAAGTGTCCAGTACCGTGAATCGGGACTGGCATACCGCAACAACTACACATACAGCCAATCTGATACAGGTATTGTTGAGATCGTAGCGACCGTAACAACGGTCACTGCCACTGTCGCTTTCTCAGCGGCTGCGAGTATCGAAGCAAACATTTCTGTTTCAACGATTGCTGGTGTAGCAGCGTTACCTGGTGCGGGTGTAACTGCTAACTACGTTGATATTGCAGAAGTAGACATGAGCGCTGTAGCGGCGTTGCCTACTCCAACTCTGCGAGCAGATCAGGTAATTAGCGTTTCAACGATTGCGGCTACCACAGCCATCAGCGGCACAGCAGTAGTAGACCTGCTCCCCGCCACAGTTGCAGTAACAGCGACTGTTCCAGCGGTCAGCGTTTCAGCTCACGTCACACCCGGCGACATTGCTGTGACTTCCGCTGTGGGCACAGACCAGATGTACACCTTCTATCCGGGGCCAACAAACAAAACCCCTGCGGTCGGGTTAAGGAATCAGCCAACTCCAGCAGCTTACGCTTTGATGCGGCATTACGCTGCTCGACCTAAAGCCGACAACTTGTTCATTATCAACAACAGTTCGGTGCAGAACTTTATGCCTGCGGATGCGTCAACGGTTACTCGTACCCTGTATGGGGCGCATTTGCCACCCACAGATCTTACAGCCACTGAGATATCATTACTTGAAGCAAGTGGTTTTCCGATTGATGTAGGGATTAGTGGTACTTGATGCCTGTTTACGCATACCGTTGTTTGGATTGTGGACTGACTGTTGATGTTCGTCATGGTTTTGACGAAACATATGGTGCTGACTGCGAGGGATGCGGCGGGATAGTCCGCAAGTATTTCGGGCATGTCCGGTTCGCTCCTTCAGCTACCCCGTCAAGAGGCAACATTGATTGGGGAGTTACGAAACGCAATGAGAAAAACAAAGAAGCAGACATGGCAGCGTACAAACGCTTGCGCGCTGAGGGGCTACAACCCCCTTCTATTGACGGGTCTTCTCGGCTTGAGAAACACGCTGGGGCATCCCACGAGATCCAAGCCGGTCAAGTCCTCACGGAGAAAGGCCGTAAACGTAAAGAGGCGGCCCTTAATGACGTTCTTGGGAGCACCTGATGACCGCACAAGTATGGATTGACCAGACCAGAGACATGCTCTTATCGGGCTATGTCGAGGATTTGGATTTGGTAACGACGGCTCCTTCGCCTGCGACTACTGGCACAACGTTGGTGGTGCAGGGTATCGCTTCTTCTATCGTGAAGGGTGTCGTTATTGAGGTGAACTCTGAGCTGATGTATGTCACTTCGGTTACCTCAACAACTGTTTCTGTGATGCGTGGCTACGGTGGTTCTACTGCGGGTACCCACACGGCTGGTGATGTGCTGAGGGTTTCTCCTAAGTTCCCTACACATCGCATCATTGATTCCCTTAACGATGATTTGGCTGACTTGTCGGCACCAAATCAGGGATTGTTCCAGATGAAAACAACGAGTTTTACTTACAACGCTTCTGTTGATGGCTATGACTTGTCTGGTTTGACTTCTGCGGAGATCGATTCAATTTATTCGGTGACGTATGCGGATGCTGGTAGCGCTGCTAGTGAGCCGGAGGTGTCGTCTTGGCGGTTGCGTAGGAACCGGGACACAAGCAGTTTCTCTAGCGGTTTAGCACTAATTCTTTACAGTGGGGCGTGGCCTGGGCAAACAGTCACGGTGTCCTATAAGGCTCCGTTTACTTCTATTACGAACGCTGCAACTGCACGTTCAGCTACGGGTCTCGCTGCCACAGCCTACGATTTGCCTCCACTCGGCGCAGCGATGGCTCTAATGACCACAACACCTATCCGTAGGGAGTTCCTTGACGCTCAGGGAACGTCCCGCATGGCGGACGAGGTGCCGCCTGGAGCGATCTCTGCTTCGTTCAGAGATTTGATGGGTAGAAGGCGTGCTCGTGTTGAAGCTGAAGCTGCTCGGCTTGTAGCGCAATACCCGCAAGTGTGGACTCGTAGCTCTGGAATGCGCCCTTCTAACCAATGGAGCGGGTACTCGTCGTGAGTTTCAATGCAGAATCGTTGCCTGTTGAGTTAGATGGTGTCGCCTATTTGGTTGACACCCGTCAATACTCGCGCACAACGGTCCCTGCATTACGTGAACAGCGAGACACCAGCAAAGAGCCAGGTGAGAACACGCTTGACACGACAGGTGCGTGGGTTCGTTCCCAAACAGATTGGAGTTTAGGTGCGGGTCAGGAACATTTTGATTTGGATGATAGTGACCGTCGTCGCTTTGAATCTTCTAGTGGTGTTAATCCGTGGACGAAAGGCGAACTTTCGTTACTCCCCATTACCGAAGAAAAAATAAACGTTACTGACACTGACCTGAAACTTGCTTCAATTGTTGACATTGTTTCGGGATCTACATTCGCGTACTTATCTGACGGCAGCAGCCTCAAATATGCGGGCACTGTAACAGCAGCGAGCTGGAGTGTTTCTACAGCAGCGATGGGGTTTGACATTAAAGACTTTGCGTCTGACGGCCAGTACGTTTACACGGCTTTCGGATCAGCGAACGGTTTGCGTCGAGTGCAAGTCAACAACACCAGTTACGACGCTGGTTGGGGTGGCAGCGCTGTCAACGCAGACATCGTAGCGATTGTCGCAGGACGTTTCATTGGGGCTCTTGGCGGCAACATCTTTGAACTGAACGCTAACGGAGCTAAGGCTTCTTCTTCACTGGATTTCACAGCGACACTTGGTGGCACCGAGTGGGTTGATATCGCTGGTGGTCCTGCCGGTATTTACGCTGCAGCGAACGCTAACGGCACCGGCTCCCTGTACCACATAGGGGTTAATTCTTCTGACGGTACACTGTCCA